ATATAAAAACGTCCATCAAAATCAGATCCTTGCTGCAAACGAACCACTAATTGAGCTAAATAAACAGGTAGTTCTGGATATGTACCTGCATCTCCATAGTCTAAATCTACGTTGTCATAAGAGTGTTCCCACAAACAAGTCATTGATCCTTGTCCAGAAATCAATCCAGAATCGTATTGATCTCTAAACTCTTTTCCTAAAGTTGTTGTATCAACTTGATCTCTATTAGTTGTAATTTCAAATTCTTTGATATTTGCTACATGTCTATAACGATTATTCTTAGTTTTAATATTGATTTCTTGTGTTGCACTAGGAGCTACAAGAGTTAAAGCTTCTGTTGATAATCCTTTAACTGCTTTTTCAAAAGTATTAAAAAGTCTAATTCCATCTGCTTTATCAATATGCACGAACCAAGCTCCATCGGGATAGCTATGACCTGAAACAAGTTCTAATGTTGATCCATCAACTGTTGATATTTCTACACGATCTCCAGAAATTAAAGACGCTAAAGAATGATCAACACCAAATCGTTTAGTTGTTGTATTGACATCTGCTGGATCTAAATCCGTGTTAAATCCTCCAGACGCAGAATCTCTGGATATGGCAATCTCACCATTTTGTCCAAAATAAATAGCCAAGACTTAAGAACCAGTAGGAAGCTTGTTTTCGACAGGAGCACCGTTAGCTTCAAAAGAAATATCACAAGATGAAACTTCACCCATTGAACTATTCATTCCAATACTTGTAATAAATACAAAGAATGTAATTGAACGATTTGTACCAACTTCCAACTTAAGTTTTAATTCTCCACTAGCAGCATTTTCTCCATCACCACCAGCAGAAGAAGTTTCACTTACTTTTATTGAATTTTCAAGAATATCCTTAAGGTTTGATCCACCTGATGTTGTTTCATAAAACAACCTTGCACTACCTGAATAACTTCTAATTCCATCTTTCAAAGTGCGATCAGTGTCTCCCATAGAAGTAGTTTCTATAACAGCCTGACTCATGGAATAACTCCAATTTTGCACCTTGGCTTTTTTTACGTCACTTACATATAAGGCTCCTGTCCTTCCTGAATAAAGTGTTGACACGATCTCAAACTAAAACATTGCGTTTATTCTACGGTGAATCGAGACAAGCGACAAAAGAACAACTAACATTACTTGTTCCAGGAAAGACACTTGTAACCGATGGAGGAGCAGAATATCTCCATTTTAAACCTGTATTTGTTTCATCCATATAAGCAGCTAAGTTCCCTAAAGACCCATCAGGCATTGTATGACCAGTTCCTCCAACACCTGCTAATCCTGAATCTTGATTAAAAGTTACATAATTCCAATTAGAATTTACTTCTCTATAGTTTTCAAGAATTTCATAAGCTTGAGCATCTGTAATACCTGAAAAGCCTAATTGCAAAGTCGCATTAACTCTTTTATTTCCATAACGTAAATGTGTTTTCGTACCATCTAAAGATTCAAAGGTGGTACTTGGATATTCGCCAGGGTTATACCTTCTAGACGAAGGCTTAATCGTAGGGAATGGTTTTTCTGTTGCCATTAGATTAGTGGTAAGAAATGACTCAACGTATCGTCATTCCATCCCTCAAGAATAGCTAATGAACCTGTACTTGTTAGTGGAGCGTGACTACCAGAAACTTCAACCAGACCATCCTCTGCGTAAGAAATAGTCTCTAACTTATAAACTCTATTGCTTGTGGTCGTATTTTTTAACGTAAATAAAACACCTCTAAGTCCAATAGAAGAATCAAAATCAATAGTAGCTTCCCCTACTTCTGCTGTCCCAGGTTTCCAATAATAAATATCTTTCGATCCAGTGATCGTATCTTTACTAATTACTTTCCCGTCAGCAGTAATAACACCATTGTCATAACGATCCACATGAGTCGCTTCAGAAACTAATCTAAAATAATCTCCAGGTTGTAATCCAACTACATATTGAGGAGCTGTTTTAAAACTAAGACCATGATCAACTTCTTTTCTTAATTTTAAAATGTACTTTGCATACGTCTTAGCATGAGCTGATGTAGTACAAAAACCAGACAAGTCATAGTTTTCAATTGGATCAGTATCACTTCCACCATTATTGTCTTTTAATCTCAGCATTATTGATTTTGTCTCTGCAAATCCATTTGCTGTCTCTTTCCTATACAACACATTTGCTTTAAACATTTGCCGTTCTTCTGGAGTCAAGAACGAAACCTTTAAATCTTTAATATTGCCATCAGTAAATAACGCTTTTACATCAATTTTTGCACCATGATTAATTTGATAATTACTGTCATAAGGAACAGCAGGAATTAAATTAAATTTTCCTCCTATAACTGTAAAGTCAAGCAAGTTATACGTCCCATGCTCATATAAAAACTCTCTTAAATTAAGTTTGTTGCTGATAATGCCATCCCATGTAAAAGCATTGTTTTTACAGAACAAAGCTCCTGTTGTCATTTCTCCTACAGCACTAACACCAACTAACTCTCCAGCTCCTAAATATTTATCAGTTAACAAAGCATAAGCAATTTCAACAAAATTATTACTTGCTTTAGGTGGGCCAGCAGGACTATTTGTTAAATCTGGAACTTTAATTCCTTTTTTAAAATAAGCTGATAATTGAGTAAAGTTAGTCCACTCTTTTGCACTGTTAATTCTAATACCACCTATAGCTAAATCCATATAAGAAGCTTTGCTACTACCAGGATTTGTTAACTCGTTTACATATACAATTTCATGTTCTGGGCCATCTTCATGACTTTTTTGTTCCATCCCTGGGAATTGAACATAGTCAGCAATTGCATCTAATTGATTTAAGTTATCTTTTAAAACTGCTCCCGATCCAGTGCCTATTCCTGTAACTTTAATGTCTATACCGTTCACAGGATACCCAACACTTGCATTTAAGCCTGCTGGTCTAGGAATAGTAATAGTATCTCCAACTTTATAGTCGTCACCTACGTTCAGTATATTCCAAGTGGCGTTCCAATTATATAAAGGTGTTTGCCAAGTAATCTTTAAGTCTAAAGTAAGTCCTGAACCACTTCCATCTGTTGTTGTACTAACCGTAGTTTGAAAAAAATTCATGCTTCTTCTGGTACTCCTACAATCAAAGTAATACTAGGAGTTTCTTTCGTTATCTTAAAGTATTGAACTGGTTCGTTATTAATAGGATTAGTAGTTACATGAGGTGTGTTACTAGACATCGTGTAAACAGCATTTGAAACTTCACCTTTAGAAGGTGCTGACGCAATACCATTTTGATCTGTCATTATCAATCCTGCTCCAACTATTTCAGTACTATGAATTACTACTTCAGTAGCAGGGGTTCCAGGTTCTTCAAACGCAACTCCAACTTCTTTTCCATCCATATACGCAACATAAGCCCATTGACCACTTGGATAATTTGTATTTAATGAAACTAGCGTCTCGTTATGTGGTTGACCTGCTGTTGTGTTGTAGTTGTATTGAGGTGTTGGTGCAGGAGCAACAGGGCCATATTGAATACCAGAAAAACCTATCTGAGAATCCTTCGATAATTCAGTAACACCACCATTATCACTTTCACCCGTACCAGTATTAAAAGATTGAATCCATTCGGTATTAGATACTTCGTTAAAAGTTAAAATCAAATCATCTCTACCAGCAAAACTAACAACAAACTTTCCAAAAATCGTATCAGATAAAAAATTACTTTCTCTTTGCCCTGTCTTAGATAAATTTGCATTTAGTAAATTTACTTTTTGATCCATATGATATAAAGCTACGTTATTCCCTGGATATGGTTTAAACCTAAATTCATATTGATCATCATCAGTCAACCCAAGTTGAGGATGAGATATTTTTATATAGTTATATTGAAACTCAGCAGTATTACCTTTAACACAAAATAAACCAGTATGATCATTTTGTATTTGATTGTTTAAATCTTGCCAATCACCATTTGTACCTGCTCTTCTTACTTGTAGTTTGAAGAAAGAAAACCTTTTAATAAATAAATCAACTTGCCCTAATTGAAAATTAACTTTATCTTCGTAAATATCATCTAAAGCTTCTTTTGTCGGAATACCATTAATATTTGCACCTCTAATACTACTGAAAACTTTTGACTTTAATCCTATTTCTGTCATTGCACATGGTCTGCTATTTGTAATCGTTCCAATGGCTACACGCTGTAAAATAGGATTTCTATAAGGAAAACCATATTGTAAAGAATAATCACCCATAAACTGAGTTGTCCAGATGATTCTTCCGTTGACTTCACTGGACAAACCTCCATCTTCAGGGTCTACCCATAAAGGTTGTTTTGCATGATTATGTAAATTTGGATGTTTAAATAATGTTCCATAATCAACTCCTGTTTCTGTCACTTTGAAAGTGTATTTTCTTTCAATTCCTTCATACATTGTTGTTCCATTTAAAACCGTTGTTGGCCTCCACGGTGTTCCTTCTTCTGCTTGGTTATCTATATTTTCAACTCCATCGCAAACTATTAACCCATCTCCAATCATATATGTTTCACCAACAGCAATATGACTATCAATTTCTTCCCTAAGTGAACGAACCATTGATACAACATCTTCTATTCCATGAGGAGCTGTACCTGTTGCCATGTCTTCGTCATATCTTTGATTACTTTTTAAAATCCTGTAAGTAACTACATTGCCAACAGCATTTACATTTCCACCTGTAATACCAGCTCTTGTAGGCCAGAAAGTAGCTATTTTCTTTTGCTTAGTAATAACAGCTCTTTTTGCTTCGTTTGAACTTTTAGGTTGAGGATAAATTAATTCATAAGGAAGTTTTACAACACTTGCATTTGGCATTGGACTATATAAACCAAATACTGATTGCGTTGTAGGATTTCTCGTTCCACTAAAAGGCCAAACTTGTGCAGAATTAGTTGTTGAATTTCCAACAGGCCAAGTGTCAGAAAATACATCTGTATAAGGAAGTGGCATCCCTGCAACTTCTGATTCTGAATATTTATCGCCGTTTGGATAATTGTTTCTTTCAATTCTGTTGAATTGATTCATTTCACTAGATTTGAAAAATAAATCTAATTTCTTTTTGCTGTAAGTCGAAAGTAAAAGATCACCAATTGCATAACCTTCAAAATCTGGTCTGCCATCTATCTTCCCTAAAGAAAATAAAGCAATCGCTTTTAATTGTTGTAACCGACCCAAGCTAAGAAGTTGTGACCATAACAACTGACCATTAACTCTTATACCTCCAACAGTTGGCCCTATATCATTTTGATTTGCAAAAACTAATGGTACGGTATCTCCTAATGTTGCAAGTTCCTGAAGACTATTAAAAGCAAATTGCGGCGCAAAACGCTTGCTACCAATAGCATCTGCACCTTCTATTGTTGCACCTTGTTTAAAAGGTTTTGGTTTT